AGTTGACTCGCTCACGGTCGCCACACGCTACGAGAATGCTCCCGAGCAGGAGAGCCACAAAACTAATCCGCCAAATCACTTGGGGGCCTCGGGAAAGTTCGCGGTTTCTGCTGGTGTCCATGTTGCTGGAAAGTCGCGTAACGCTTGGCGGTACGTTGTCCATGCAGTTTTGTCGCATTGCGCGTCAGGTAGCTGTGTCCAGTCGGACTCGGCAAGTAACTGGTTTCTTGCTGCTCTCATGCTTTGTACATAATCGCCGTTAATGCTTTTGAGGTTAGATATCATGCTGCGCCCATGTCCTCAATCATCATTTGGCAAGGCAAACCAGCGTTTGCAACAATTAGAGAAGTGTTGTTTTCTGCTTCCATTCTTAACTTGAATGTTTTGCTGCCTGCCGTTAAACCGCTAATAAGGCTAACGCCTGAAAGGTTTACCCAACCGTTTGCAATCGAGTAGCCAATAGACGCGCCGTAAGTTGCGTTTGCGCTGTCCATAAAAAATATTTCCGTCCAGCCTGCTGCTACGTTTTTCAACGCATTCACGCTCCACGTAGCACGGTACAAACGGCCTGCGACAGCAGTAAACGTAATGCTCATGCCTGTTATGTCAACTTGTGCAGGCCCGAGAGTTAGGTTGCCAGCCGTACGCACGGCCGTACCCATAACGCCCCAAGGCAAATTGTTCATTTGCGCAGCTGTTAAAACCGCGCCAGTAGTAAAAGTAGTATTTGCAGCCATTAGTACCCGAGTTTTCCTGTTCCTAGTTTGCCGAAAACGCTGTCATTCAAAATTAGTGTTGAGTTAAGAGACGCGCCCGAGATGTAATACGTCCACCGTGACGACTCGGGCGTAGCCGTCATAGTGAAACCTTCAATAATCCCATAGTACGTCGTACCACGGAACTTAATGGGAACCTGCATGCCAATGAGCAACGCCGTCGGCACGCCCATATTGTTTAATTTGAAAGATGTCTGGGCTTCCGAAAGACACGAAACGCTAGAAATCTGCACATCGGTAGTCGAGTACTGGGAGAGCATAAAGTTCGCCAAATTGAGCGCCGTCGTCGTGCTGCTGGAAAAGGTGTTGAACTTGAGCGAGCGGTAAGGCCCAGCACCGCTAGTAACAGTTTGTGCAGCTGGAACCGTCGGCGTGACTGTTACCTGCGTGTAGTAGTTGTCACCGAAAGCGGAAAACTCGATATTGTCGTAAACTTGGTTCGTGGCGTTGTTTGCTGTGTCGGAAAATGATGCAGAGGACGCAACAATGTCGCCGGGGCCGTAAACAATGACCGCGGCTGCTTGAGCCATACGCCCGTTGATGGTGCGAATAAACTGCTGTAGCCATTCACCGTAAGTGTTGGTGACCGTTGATGCGGAAACGCTTTGTGTAAGCGCGTTGGCTTGCGGGTTTATGGTGAGACCGCTGTAGAAAGCAATGTCGGCTGCAACGTTTGCAAATAGCCCGCCGGTTATTGCTTGGCTATTTCCTTCAAGTCTGCCAAAACGCGCAAAATATGACTCGCAAGAAATGTTAATAAAGTCGGCGTTCCCGACTCCCCCAGAGTACGGAATGCCGTATTTAACACTTACGCCCGAGATGTAGCCGGCGTAAACATATTCACCCGATGCGTCATGCTTAACACGAATAATGTTGCCCGGAACTAGCGCGGTGATGGGTGTGGCGTAGCCGTTCGGGTAGCGAATAGTTACTTGAGCGGTGTCTGCCGAGTAATCGTCTAATTGTTTTTCGCGTCCTTGCTTCATGCTAAACGAAACAACATTAGAAAGGTCGACGATTGTCCCCGGGGTTGATGCCAGCGAGTAAGAGACGGTGTAAGTTTGGAGAGCCATTACGGGTTAGTTATCTTTATTGGGATTGCCCCGTTTTGGCGCATGTAGCTGCGTAGCGCGCTTACCACTGCGTTGGGGTCGCCACCGTTTACGTTAATAGTTACGCTTGTTTCGTTAGCAACACGGGTGCCGTCCATATTTGGGCTGGCGTTAATACTGCCTAAGACTGGCCCAAACGGGTTGCTAGTCAACGTAGGCGTGCCACCAGCCTGCACGGTGCCAATGTTCGCACCAAATTGTGCGCCGATAGCCGCGACGCTTTCGGGACTTACAGCAAACTTCAACAGAAACTCGGTGTTTTCAATAACACTATTAACGCCATTAACAATGGCTTGCGCTTGGTCAACACCCGACTTGTACCACTTGTCTGCCGTCAACTTGGCTACACGGTCGGCCGCCGCGTTAACAGTGTTAGAGATACCCACTAGACGGTCTATGGACTCTTTACCGCCGGCAAGTAAACCAGTAATAATTTCCTGCCCAACGTCCGCACCAGCGCCAAGTATTTGTTGCAGTAGTGCGGGGTCATCTAGCCCGGCTGCAATAAGTTTTTCTATGCCGCCAGCAAGTTTTGTGGCCTTGGCTGCTTGGTCGTCAAGTTCTCCAAAAAAGGTTTTTGCGCCTTTACTTTCGGCTGCGGTTGTCCATGCTGCGCCAACGTCAAATATGCCGCTTACGACTTCTCGGGTTGCGTTGTAGAAGTTGTTGTAGGTGTCGGTTGCCTTGGTTAACTGGTCGTTGGCGCGCATGAGCGCGGGGCTGAACTGGTCTTTAACGAGCTGTACGGCGTTTTCAAGTGCGCGGGCGTAGTCGTCGGCTAGTGCTTTTGCTGCCTCTTTAGCGGCTTCGGCTTGCCGTTTAAGTTTGGCGGTATGGGCTGCGGCTTTGTCTTTTGCTTTGTCGTTGGCAATGCCGGCAGCTGCGGCGGCTTCGCCTGCTTTTTTCTCTGCTTCAGCGAGTTTGTCTAAGCGTTCTTGGGCTAGGACTGGTGCCATGTCGAGTGCGTATTTGCGGAACTCGCTTAGGTTGCGTGAAGCTACTGGCCCCATAACGGAAACAAGGTTTAATGCCTTGGCCATTTCTTTCATTGAGTTAACAGAGAAATCTAACTGCTTCGTAAAGTCTGTGCCTACAGCCTTTTTTAACTCTGTGATGCGGAACTCTGTACCGGTTAAGTCGTTGGACAACTGGCGCGCAGCGTTAAACATGTAGGTAAAGCCGTTGCGGGCTTTGACGGCTGCGTTATATAACTTACCGTTGCTGGTTACGGTGCCGTCGGCTGCGGTGCGCGATTCTAAAAACTTGCCTTTTATGCTGTCGAGTACGCCGCCCAAACCTTTAGCGCTGTAAATGTCTACAAGTTTTGTGACGCTTTTGAGCAGTGAGTCCACAATGGGCAAGACTTTGTAGCCGATAGTTTCTACAAACTCGTCAAACCTTATTTTGACGTTCTTTAGGCGGCCTTCAAATGTGTTCATGTTTGCAGCTGCCGCGCCACCAAATTGGTCGGTTAACGCTTTTTGTGCTGCCGCAAAATCTTTGCTTTTGATGATGTTCTCGTCGAGCGGGATACCCAACTTTTTTAGAGCCGTGAAGTTGCCGTCGTATGCCCGTCCAATGGCAGTGCTGACGGCGGTTAAATCTCGGCCCGTTGCTATTGACGCGTCAACGCTCAAAGTTAAAAGGTCTTGAGCCTTTTTAGCATTACCAGTAAAACGCACAAGGTTGGATAACGCCGGGCGTAACTCTTGGTCGGTTACGTTTGTGGCTAGTTGGGTTTTGTCTACGAATGCGGCCATGCTGGCCGTCATTTCGTCATTAGCACCAAGAGTACGTTTAAGTTGTTGGGCTAAAAGGTTTGCGCTTTTCTCGTCCTCGGCGGCTGCCTTAGCGGCCATACCCAAACCGCCAGCCAATGCGGTAACCGCGCCAGCTGCGGGCAACATTGCTTTTTGTAACAGAAACCCGCTCTTGGCACCGAAGCCTTGCAGGCTCTGAAACTCTTTTTTGGCTTTGTCAAATCCAGCCGCATTAAGGCTAGAGATAATGGGGATATTAATTGCCATGGTTAGCGCGTCCTAGTCGTTACAAGGTTACGGTTAACAATAGTCATAACGCGCTCTACTATCTTGTCTACTTCAGCCTCGACGGCTGGTAGCACGCTGTTGGCTGCTGGTTCCAGAGCGCGAGGCGCGTTGCGTGGGCCGACGTGCTCGCCTTCAGCTTCAAGGTTGGCAACAAACTGGCCGCCACCTCTGATGCCTGCGTGATCCCAGATAGCGCCGGCAATGTCTTTTTGCTGTAGAACCAATAACTGGTATTGCGTCGCCTTAAAGTCGGCTGTACGGCCGTTAGAAAAGGTTGTGGTGCGGGCACGCTGACCACGTTTGCCAACGACTGTGCGAATGCCGGTTAATACCCGAGCGCGTGACCAACCACTACCAGCGCGGCCTTTAATCATGTTGCCACGGGTCATGCCAGACAGCGGGGTAGCGGTCGGAATAAACGAGCGCGCAGCTGTAACAAGTCGAGTACCCGCGCCGCGCTGAATGTCCTTAGTAATCTGCCGGCGTAAAGTGCGGTCTACCTTGTTGATTTCCGCTAAAGCCTCTTGAATACCGTAAACCTGATAAGACGCGCTAGCGGGCATTTTGTTTACGCTGCCTTTCAAGTACATCTATAACGGTGGCTAAGTCTGCTAAGTCAAAGTCTATAGCGGGTGGCCACCAGCCCGTGTGCAATAAAAGTTCGGCTAGTTGTCGCCGGACGCTGCCGGCACGGTAAAAGTTTCTGGCTCACCGTCTACTACTTCTAGGTTTTCAATGCTGTTGATGAACTGGTCGAGCGTTGCCGGCACGATAACGCCAGCGCGTTGGCTGGCTTCGTATGCCATGAAGGCTAGGTCTTCCATGCCTACACCGCTGCCTAGGTCACTGGCGCGACGCTTAAAACGTCTTTCCCACGCGACAATGACCGCAAGGCTGGTGGTTACCTCGTAGGCATCTTCGTTTGTGCGTTGTACTTTAAGCCGTAACTGCATGTCGGGCTACCTTTCGGGTTAGTGGTTTTTAGGATACGTCTACGGTTAAGACCCCGCCGCGAATCACAATGTCCATGGTGGCCAAGGTGCCCAGCGATGCGTTCATGACAGGTAGCGTTTCTAAATAACCGCCCGATAAAACGAACCCGGGATTCGTGGCAGAGTAGGTACCGGGTGTTGATGGCGCAGCTGGTGAAACCGTAATAGTTGCAATTTGTGTACCAACCAGTGTGCTGAGCGTTGCGTATGACTCGGACGCTGCGTAGCTCGCATACATTGTAATTGTGAGCTCGTTATTTTGCAGGCCAGCGGTATAGACGCGAGCAGTGCCACCAAAAGCAGTGGACTCTAAAGCCTCTAAAGTCTGGTTAAGTTGCACGCTCGTGCACTGGTCGGACAAATTGACAGCGCCGAAAAGCACGTCCGGATTTGATAGGTAAGTACTTGTTGCCATGGGGTTTACTCCTCGGGTGTTTCTTCTAGTTCTGTTTTAGCAGATTTTGGGGCTTTAGTGTGTGATTTCTCGACAATGAAACCGCCAGCCAAAAGGTAGGCGACATCGTGGCCGTCTGGGTCAAATGGTTCGCCGACTTTGCCGACTCTGGGGCTGTTAACTATGTACATGTTTTCCTAACTTGTTTGCGCCTGCATGGCTATGGTCAAGTCGTAAGCAGGATACTCAGCACCACCAATAATGGCGATGGTTGGGCGGCCGTCTTGTACGCCTACTTTAGCGCCAATGACTTTAGCGGCAAGGTTCATAAGTGACCGTTGCGCGTCTAGGTTGTTTGGGCCAAGTGTGATGCAGCGCACGGGAAACAACATTTTTACAATGTTGAAGTTAAACGCCTCGAATGTTGGCGCGTCAATAAAGACACATGGCGGCACAAGGTTGCGCGGGTCGTTGACCACTTGTAGACCGCTTACGGCGCTCAGCGTGGTTACAAGGTCGTCTAGAGCCTCGTTAAACAGGTCTGTAAAGGCGACAGGCACGAGTTATGCCACTTGCGGTCTGTCAATGCCCAACAACTGTTTAATCACGCCAGACAAGCCCGTAACGCTTACCGCGCCACCATCGCCAAAACTAGCGAATTGGTCAATGCTGCCACGCTGTCTATATAACATTCCCCCATATTGGATACAACCGAGCGTTACGTCACCACTTGGGCTAGTGCTTGGGCTATCTATCCAACCGGACTCTTGCCTACGACGAAACGCAAAAGCGTTTGCAGCTGACGCGCACTGAGTTAAAAATGTCGTATCGGCTGCCGTAGCGGTACCAATGCCTAACCAGTCTTCAATTTGCCCGGCTGTAATCCAAGTGCAAACTGGCGCGTAGGTAAGCGTGCCGGTTGCTGCGGTGCGCTCGACATCTGCCGCCGTTAAAGCAAACAAGACTTGATTTTGTATCGGCAAGTCGTAGTTATAGAGCAAGTCGCCATATTCATCTACGCCCAAGAAATAGAACTGCGGGCAAGCATAAACAGTGCGCGTACCGTTAAATGTTGCGTCAACGGCCGCGACTGTGATGCTGTCGCCGGGCTGTACCAGCGCGTTAGTGAGCAGTTGCAATACGCCGTAGTTGTCGGCGATTTGCTTGTGCGTGATTGTATAAACCGCCATGGCGGTGGCCCGCCTTTCGGGTTAAGCGTTGACGATTTTTACAAACTTGGTTGCGTCGGCCATAAAGACTGCGGCGTAACCACGGAATGCGATAGTGCGGCCAAGCGTGCTAGGCACGTCTACCGAAATAGCGCCTTTCATTTGTTCGTAGAACTCGAAGCCCGCAGCTGCACCAGCGGCATGACCAACTACGCCAGACAAGGTACCGGTGGTGGTTCCGCCGGACATGTTCTTGTCAACTACAAGCGTGAGACCAAGTGGGTTACCGTTCCACGATACTGCCGACTGTGTGCCGTAGGCGTTGTATCCGCCAAGACCGGGTGCGCCCACAAACGGGAAAACTGGGGAGTTTGAGCCGTCTACGGCCATTCCCAATTTCGCCCAAGTGATTGGTGACACCACATAATGGGTTGGCAGGTAGTTACTGGTGTTTGAGATTTGGAAAGCCGCGCCGTAGATTGCCTCGACAATATCGGCACCGCTGAAGCTGCTCAAAGTTTCTGTTTGTGTGGTCTGTGCTACCAACTGGTCTACTGCGTAGTTGTCCGTGGCCTGCCCGTAGGCGATTGATAATTGCTCTAAAATGATGCTGATTGAAGCGGGGTCGCTCCAGTCCAAGTCTTGTTCGGACACGGTCACATATGTACCGAACGTGAGCTTGCTCACATCTGTATTTGAGACCACAACAGTTGACGGGTCAAGTGCGTTGAGTTGACCGGTTGGCTGCTGTGTAACGGTTGGGCGTGTTGCAATTTTTGGACGGCGGAATGTTGCGCCAGCGGTCGGCATCGCTTTTGTCCCGATGGCTGAGACGAAAGGCCTAATGGGGTTCAGCGAGTCGTACACACTGCCGGTGATGACCTCGGGCAAAATACCGGGGGTGTCCGCCGTGGTGATGTCTGGCGCAGCTGCTTTAATGCGTGCGTTCATTTCAGCAAAAACGCTGCCGCCAATTGACATGGCTGCGATGTATTCGCTGGGTGCTGGCAACTTGAATTGTGGTTTTGCAGTTGCCCACAAAGGCGCTGTAGGTGTTGATGCCTCTACTGCTGGTGCTTGGTTTTCCATGACGGGTGACTCCTCTGGGGTTTCTGTAGTTTCTTCTTCGGTTTCGTTCTCGTCGGTGTCGGGTTCCGTCTCTACTGATGTTATATCAGACTGTGCAGCGATTTGGTGGATTTTCGCATCGGCGAATGCGCCTTCGGAAACCATGCTGAGCTCTGACCAAACTGCGGCGGTGACGTGCATAACGCCGTCTACCATTGTCCACTCTGTAGGTGTAGCGCCAACGCTCACCGAGTCAAGTACGCCGTCTTGGGCAAGTGTGAGTGCTTCGTCGCCTGCGTTAGTGGCCGAGATACGGGCTGCAAACATTACGCCTTCGGGTGTTTCTACGCGCTCGGTGACAATGCCAATGGGCTTGGTCGAGTCGTGGTACTGCATAAGTTTTGGCGCGGGGCCGTCAACTGGCAAACTGCCCGGCATGAAAAGCACGTCTAAACCGGTGCTTGTTTTTGCGGCCACGTTATATGGGGCGGCCAAACCGTAAATTGTGCGCTTGGGTGCAGAGCCTTTGGCGGCCTCGACAGTAAAAGAGCTTGGGGTAAACCTAATCATTTGCGTACCTCGGGGTTTCTATTGTTGTTTCTGTTTCTACTTCAGAGTCGCTCATGTAGGACTCGCTTAGGTATTCCTCTACGTCGAACATGACGTACGTTCCGTGTGGCAATATGTTGTCGCTAGACAAGGTTTCTGAAATGCAGTCAATAAAGGCCTTGGCACCAAATAGGTAAAGGTCGGCGCGTGCGCCTTGTGACGTGGTGTATTGGTAACTGCCTTGGTCAATACCAGCCAAGTAGTTGGGGATATTGGCGGCGCGGCAAAGTTCTCGGGCTTGGAAGTCGCGTGACTCAAC